AAACGAGTTTTAATAGTACAATCCTTTGAAGAGGCTTTAAGGTTTGGGTTTGCAGTTCGGTCACAAAGATTATTTAACGAACTTAATACTTTTGTTTATGTAAATGGTAGACCAGACCACCAAAAAGGACAACATGATGATTTAATTATGGCAATGGCTATGGCAATTTATGTTGGTGAATCTTCATTTTCTAAGTTAGAAAAAGCGACAGAACAAGCAAAAGCCATGATTGAGTCATGGACAATGGATTCACGGGAATTTAAAGATTCAAGTAGTAATTTCAACCCAGCATTACCTGTAAATACTATGAATAACCCTTCTATGAAAAACTATCAATCAACTAGAGATGATTATCAAAAATATTCTTGGTTATTTGGAGGGGCAAGAGTTTAATTTAATTTCTTAATAATTATAATATAAAGAAAAGTATCGATGGAACAACAAAAATTAACCGTTTGGCAAAGATTGGGTAAAGTTTTTGGACCAACAGCTCAATTGGACCAACAATCCCCTGTTTTTAAGTTTGATAAAAAAGAATTACTTAAAACAACTGATAAATCTCAATACGAAAAAGAAAAGTTACAAGCTCAACAAACAATGTTCATTGGTCAACAATGGCAAAAAGTTGAATCGAATTTGTACACTCAAGCCGTTTATTATGAACCAACAAGAATGGCATCATATTACGATTATGAGTCTATGGAATACACTCCTGAAATTTCTGCGGCTTTGGACATTTATGCTGAAGAATCAACAACACCGGATAAAGAAGGTCACATGTTACAAATTTATTCAGAGTCAAAAAGAATAAAACAAGTATTAACAGACTTATTTAATAATAGGTTAGATATAAATACAAACTTACCGATGTGGACAAGAAATACTTGTAAGTTTGGTGACAACTTTGTTTATTTAAAATTAGACCCTGAGAAGGGTATTGTTGGTTGTCAGCAATTACCAAATATTCAAATTGAAAGATTAGAAAAAGGAATGAGATTTCAACCTGACAAGTATTCACAAGAAATGGAAAACGACGCTCTCAAGTTTACGTGGAAAGAAAAAAATATGGAGTTTAATGTTTGGGAAATAGGTCATTTTAGAATTTTGGGGGACGATAGAAAGTTACCTTATGGTACTTCTATGTTAGAAAAAGCTAGACGTATTTGGAAACAACTTTTGTTATCTGAAGATGCTATGTTAATATATCGAGTTTCTAGAGCACCTGAAAGAAGAGTGTTTAAAGTTTTTGTGGGTAATATGGATGACAAGGATGTTGACCCATATGTACAGAGAGTTGCTAGTAAATTTAAAAGAGACCAAATCGCTGACCCAAAAACTGGAAATGTCGATATGAGATATAATCAATTGGCGGTAGACCAAGATTTCTTCATACCCGTTCGTGATGCTACAGCAACTAATCCAATTGAAACACTACCTGGTGGTACAAACTTGGCTGAGATAGCAGACATTGAGTATATCCAAAAGAAACTTGTAACCGCCTTAAGAATACCTAAAGCATATTTAGGTTTTGAAGAGGCTGTTGGTGACGGAAAAAACTTATCTTTATTGGATATTAGATTTGCTAGAACCATTAACAGAATCCAAAAATCTATGATTGCCGAATTAAATAAAATTGCAATCATTCATTTATTCTTATTAGGATTTGAAGATGAATTAACAAATTTTACATTAGGACTAACTAACCCTTCTAAACAATCTGATTTATTAGGTATTGAAGTTTGGAAAGAAAAAATAACTCTTTATAAAGATGCTGTTGCCGAAATTGCAAATTCGGTAGCACCTGTGTCTGCATCATGGGCTAAAAAACACATTTTAGGGTTTTCTGATGAGGAAATAAAATTAGATATACAACAACAAAGAGTCGAAAGAGCAGTTGCTGCCGAGTTAGGAAAAACTGCAGAAGTAATTACTAAAACAGGTATTTTTGACGGAGTCGATAATCTTTATGGTAAGAAAACTGCGGCCCCTGCGGCAGGTGCCGAGGCGGGAGCTGAAGCCGGTGCAGGTGCTGAAGCAGGAGGTGCTGACTTAGGTATGGATATGGGAGGAGGAGCTCCACCTGAACCACCAGCAGAAGAACCTGCGGGAGGTGCTGTAACACCTGAAAATTTTAATAAAAATGACATGAATTTACTTTTGGAAGAAAACCTTTTTGGTGATTCTTTATATATGAATTTAGGTAAAGGAAGAAACAATTTAGTTGAAATTAACGACAAGTTAAAAGAATTGATAGATAGATAATATTTATTAAATAAAAAACATGAACACATTTGGAACAATAAAGTCAAAAATAGAAAACGCTTCTGTTAAACATTACGGAAAAAAAACTTTTGACGCCTTTATGAAAGGTTTAAAGTCTAACTTATTAGAAAATAAAGATTTAGCCGAGTTGTATTATATTTACGATGATTTATCACAAAAAAAAGGTTTGGATAAAACTATTGCAACTGATTACATTAATGAAACAATTGAGTATTCGCAAATTTTGTTGGAGAATAATTTAGACGGTATTATAAAATTGAACGAGTGGGTAAATAAAATTTCAACCGATACTGAAAATAATTACCAAGATATTGATAATGTGGTGTATATAAAATCTATAAGGAATTTAGAAACATTGCTCGAATCAAAAAAGAACATTCTGAATATTATTTCATCTGAAAATAAAATTAAAGTTAATGAATCTTTTAATCTACCAATTTCTTCGATGTTAAAAGTCGCTAATCAAAATTTGAATGATGAGTTAAAAAATATTTCTGAAAGTGACATGAAAGAAATTGAGTCTTTATCTTCTATGAGTAAAGAAGAATTAAAAGAAAATATAAGTAAGATACAAGAGTCAATTATCCCAAAACTTAAGTCTACTTTAAATGAATCAAATGATAGTTCAGTAAAAAGTAAAATAGAAGAAACTATCGAAAAAATTAAAAGTTCACCAATAGATAAGTACAATCTTTACAAACTCACAAAACTATATCAAGGTTTATGATTAAATTTTTTAAAAATATGATGGAAGGAGCTAATGGTGGAATTTCATCTAAAAGATTTATTGGTTTGCTGTGTAGTCTTTCTTTAATCTTATGTTTATTTATTAGTACACTAACTTGTGGAAAATATAATCCACCTAATATCTTAGTAGAAACAATCGGATTACTAGCTTTTGGAACATTAGGTTTAACTTCTATTGATTTTTTTACAAACAAAAAAAAGAATGAAAATCAAGAATGATTAAATTTATTCTGTAAATAAATCGCTTTATTTTTTTGTTTTCTTCTCTTAATTGATTTTTTAACAAACTCTTGTCTTTCTCTGAGTTTTTCTAATTGTTTTGTCTTATAAATTTTTAATTTATATTGTTTTAGAGCTTGCTCTAAAGAAGATGAATTTTTTACAGGTACAATTATCATTAAGAGTGTTTTTTTATAAATATATGTGTTTTTTGTAATTTTGACAAATATTATTTTTTAATTTATATTTTCAGTAAACCCAATAAACTTGAAAGACATTATGAATGAAAAAAGGGAAAACATCAAAACTAAACATTTTCGAAGATGCGAAATGTTATTATGGCACAGTAGATGCTAAAAATTTAAAATCAGTATACATAGTTTTACAAACATGGATAGAACCAACAGATGAAGATAAAAATTGGAATAGGTTAATTGGAGAAATAAAAAGACAAATACAACATACATTACTCGAAGTTGTTGATATTACAATATTTGAAAGAAAACAAATTGTTGATTTAGATTTAAGAACAAGCGGAATACAAAAAAATAAAAAAAGTTTCTTTAATTTAGAACTTACATTATTTATTCACAATCAATTTATAGATTTTAAATCATTAATGTTGAAAAACAAAATTAAAAACATTTTAAATTCAATCTACAAAGATGATTTAAAAAACAACAAGTATTTTACTTTGAGTAAAAGTAAAGTGAAAGAAACCAATTTATCCTAATATTTATAAAATAAAAAAATTTATGAAAATATTAGGACCAAAAGATACAGGTAAAGGAATACTTGTTGAGTGGGATGCTGGAATTATAAATCCAAACGAACCACGTAATCAAAATATAATTAGAGAATCATACGGACAACTCGACCACTCTAAACCATTTATCTTTTATGCAACTCTACAAAAATATGGGGTTCCAAATAGAAATGGTAGAATATATCCAGAAAAAATATTAAAAAGAGAAGCTGAAAAATATCAAGATATTATCAAAAGAGGAATGTCCATTTCAGAATTAAATCACCCTGAGTCGTCGTTAGTAGATTTAGATAGAGTTTCACATTTAATAACAGAAACATGGTGGGAAGGAAACGTATTAATGGGAAAAATTAAATTATTAACAAGTCCCGGTTTTCACGAAAGAGGAATTGTAACATCTAAGGGAGATGTCGCTGCAAATCTTATGAGACAAGGAGTCACTATGGGAGTATCTTCTCGTGGGGTCGGGTCTTTAGTAAAAAAAGGAGACCAAAATGAGGTACAGGAAGATTTTGAATTAATTTGTTTTGACCTCGTATCGTCACCGTCAACGCCAGGAGCGTATCTATATTTGAATGCTGAAGATAGACCAAGATACGAAGAAAAACTTTCTGAGCATGAAAATGTTTATTCAGATGGTGGAAATGGTTTACAAAAATCTGTTGACTTAATGAAAAGATTATCCGATTATTTGGATAAATAAAAAAAATTAAAAAATGGACGAAAAATATTTTATCGCAAGAATTACAACCGACATGGTTGATGACAACACAGGAAAAATTAAAAAAATTAAAGAAGAAAAATTAGTTAAAGGTTTTTCACCAACAGATGTTGAGGCTAAAGTAACTAAAGCTTATGAGACATACTCTATGGATTGGCGAATTACGGCAATCGTTGAAAGTAAAATTGATGAGGTTATAGAGTAAAAAATTAAATGACTTATTTACAAGGGAACACTAAAAATGTTCCCTTTTTTTGTTTATTAAGACCAAAAAATATTTTTTTTGAAATATCTGCATATTTATTTATAAAATAAACTAAATACGCATTTTAAAAAAATGAATTTTAACACAAATGATTCAGTAGTTGAAAAAACATTATTACAAATAAAAACTATTGAAGAAGCTATTAGTGAAAACGCAAAAGGAATACTTGCTTCTACCATGAAGGAAGAAATCAGTGAGTTAGTAAGGGAGTCGTTAAAAACTCCGAAGAAAAAAAATGTACGCGAACAAGGAGAAGATGCTGACGCAGCACAACCGCAAGTCGATGACGAAGTAGAAGGTACAGAAATAGATGTAGATACTGAAATGAGTCCAGAAGGAGATGAAACGGAAGTTTCAACTGAAATGGGTGTTGAGGTCCCTACAGATAACGTAGAAATGCCACCATTAGACATGTCTAAAGCACCTATGAAAGATGTTATGAAAGTATTCAAAGCTATGGGTGACGAAGACGGTATTATCGTTGTAAAGGACGGTGAAAATATTCATTTGACCGATACTAACGCTGATACTGAGTACATGATTAATATGGGTGGCGGTTCAGATGAAATAGACGCAACATATATGGACACAACAAATGAAAGCGTTGTTTATGAATTAGTCTACGAACAAGACGAGATGGGTGAGTCATACGATGATATGATGGAAATGGATGATGAAGATTTAGATGAATCATACGATGACATGATGGAAATGGATGATGAAACTATGTATGAAATCCAATACGATGAAGAGAATGAAGACATGGACCCTATGATGGAAGAAAGAATGAAACCTGTTGGAATTGGTTTTGGTAAGAGAAGAGACGGAATGTCAAAATCTTCTGTTAACAATAAAGGTTTCAAAGACAGTAATAAAGGAGGTCTTAAATCAGAAAAAAGAGGAAAAGGTCCTAAATTTTCTTTTGGAAAAATCAAACATGGAGTTACCGAATCTGAAATGGATGAAATGGATGAATATACTGAAGGTTGGATGGATGAAACCAACATGATGGATTCTGAAATGACAGAAATGGATTACATGGAAATGGATTCTGAATTTGGCGGAAACAAACACGATTATAAAAGACGAGGAGGTCACAAAATCGGAGATGTTGGAGGTCATTACAAGGATTATGAAATGATGGAAATGGATGACGAAATGATGGAAATGGATGACGAAATGTATGAGGGTAATGATTCTCAATCATTCGAAATGCCAGGTGAAACCACAGAAGCATCTCGTACTTTAACTTATAGAAGAAGAGCTGAGAGAGACCGTGTTGCAGCACCAAGTCAATTAAGAAAAGAATCTTTCAACAAAGAATTAAATTTGTTAAGAGAAAAAAATGAAGAGTACAAAAAAGCTTTGGACTTCTTTAGAAACAAATTGAACGAAGTTGCAATATTTAACTCAAATTTAGCTTATTCAACTAGATTGTTCACAGAACATTCAACAACAAAACAAGAAAAAATAAATATTCTAAGAAGATTTGACAATGTTGAATCTTTAAAAGAATCTAAGTCTCTTTACAAATCAATCAAATCAGAACTTGAAGGTACTTCAAAATCTAACAAAGTTGTTAAAGAATCAGTAGAATCAAAAATTACAAAAACAGCATCTACTGGTTCGGCAACGAATTTGATTGAAAATAAAACTTATGAGAATCCTCAATTCATGAGAATGAAGGATTTGATGTTAAAAATAAAATAAAAAAATAAACCTACATTTAAAAATTAAAAAATGGGAGCATTATTAGAATCAGGTCTTGTTGGTAACATTGGTTTGAAACACCTAAAAGTTATCAAAGAAGATACAATTAACAAATGGGATAGATTAGGATTCCTAGACGGTCTTAAAGGACACATCAAAGAGAACATGGCACAGTTATATGAAAACCAAGCGTCTCACTTAATCAACGAAGCGGCTGCGACTGATAGCTCAGGTTCTTTCGAAACTGTAGTTTTTCCAATCGTAAGACGTGTTTTCTCTAAATTATTGGCTAACGACATCGTGTCTGTACAAGCAATGAACTTACCAATTGGTAAATTGTTCTACTTTATTCCTAAAATTCAAGGGTATAACGTAAACGGAAATGCTACACAAGACCCAACGGCGGGCGGTTCTCACGTTGCTCCTTTTGGAGCTCCAAATGGACCAACGAACATAGGTTTTGGTTATTCAGATTCTGATAAAAATCTTTATGATAGATTTTACGAAGGAAACGAACCAGCATTAGACCCTCCAGGATTGTTTGACTATTCTAAAGGTGCATTTTCAGCTAGAACGGTTTCAGCTTCTACACAGGTATGGTCTTCAGGAAACCTTATTCAATCAGGATATCCAGCTAGTACAGAATTTAGAAAAGTTATTATCGCTATGTCTGGATTTAATAATTCAGGTGCTGGTAAATTAATCGGTCCTGATGGTAACGAAATGGACAATGAGGCATTTTTATCAGGTCTTGAAGTTACTTTAGTTACAAACGCAACTGCTAACGGGTTCTCTGGAACATCTTTGGGTTCATCTTTGGGTACGGGTCCATTATTATTTAGAGTTGTTACTCAAAAATATGGTAAAGGTATAGTACAGTACGGTACAACAACAACCGCAACTTTCGATAATTTAGGTAATGGTGGTTCTTTCGATGATATTTGTAGTGCTAATGGTATTATTTACTTAGAAATCGATACTCAAGTACCTTGTTCTATTGGTGCTAATTCTATTGATGGATACAGTGGATTTACTACTCAGGCAGTAGCAACCGCATACAACCAAGCTTTCAAATGTACTTACAGAATTTATCAAGAACTTGAGTTCGAAGATAGAATTGGTGAGGTTTCTTTTGACCTACAATCAGTAACTGTTTCTGTAGCAGAAAGAAAACTAAGAGCACAGTGGTCTCCTGAATTAGCACAAGACGTTTCTGCATTCCATAACATCGATGCTGAAGCTGAATTAACAGCTTTATTATCTGAGCAAGTGGCGGCGGAAATTGACCGTGAAATTTTACGTGACTTACGTAAAGGTGCAGCTTGGACATTACGTTGGGATTACAACGGATGGAAAAGAGGAACTACTGCAAATCCATTAACTCAGTACACTCAAAAAGATTGGAACCAAACTTTGATTACTGCAATTAACCAAATTTCGGCACAAATCCACAAGTCAACACTTCGTGGTGGAGCTAACTGGATTGTTGTATCTTCTGAGGTTTCAGCGATTTTTGACGATTTAGAATACTTCCACGTATCTAACGCGGCTCCTGAGCAAGACCAATACAACATGGGTATTGAAAGAGTAGGTACTTTATCTGGTCGTTACCAAGTATATCGTGACCCTTACTTCCCACCAAACACAATTTTGTTGGGTCATAAAGGTTCTTCATTGTTAGATACTGGTTACGTTTACGCACCATATGTACCTCTACAATTAACACCTACAATGTACAATCCATTCAACTTCACACCTATCAAAGGTATTATGACAAGATACGCTAAGAAAATGGTTAACAACCGTTTCTACGGACGTATCACTGTTGACGGAGTACGTACATTTGATTTAAGAGAATTGAGATAATCAATTAAAAGTTAATAATAAAAAAGGTCAGAGAAATCTGACCTTTTTTATTTTATAGATATTTATTGTAATATGAATATAGATACAATTGTAAAAAAAATATTGTCTGAGGCCACAACTACAAAAGGTAGGGGTAGTTATGTATCTCCATGGGTTCCCGCATTAAAAGAGTTTGAAAAAAATGTTAACGGTCCATTTACTGAACCTGCAAATTCATATGATGACCCACTTTTAGACTATGATATTATGGACGGTAGTTGGACGTATAACAAAAAAACAAGAAAAAAGTTAGAAAAAAGAGCTGACAAAATAAAAAAATATTTAAAGTCAAATCCTGATAGTTTTGGTGCGGACGATGAGGGGGGTATACTTAACGCAATACCTAAAAATACTTTTAATACTAAACCAATAAAAAATTTTGACCCAAAAAAAACAGTAACTAAGTTAAGTGAGTGGACAGAATTAAATAAAATCCCACTCAACGAAGATTTAGCAGTTTGGTTTGGTACGAAAAAAAAACCAAAAGGCTCCAAACAACCAAAAGGACCATGGGTTAATATATGTAGAAAAGTTGACGGAAAACATCCACCCTGTGGTAGACCTGACGCAAGTAGTAAATCATATCCTAAATGTAGGGCTGCGGGTGTTGCAGGAAAAATGAGTGATTCCGCTAAAAAAGCGGCCTGTGCACAAAAAAGAAGAGCCGAGAAAAAAGATACTCAAACAGGTAAAGGTCAAAAACCTGTAATGACTTCATACAAACCAAAAAAGAAAAGGACCCAAAATGAGTCCTTAGAGAAAATTATAAAAAATATTTTAAGCTCACTTTAACAATAAGCTCCTGAACAGTGTTTTTTACCATCTAACCCTGGTTTTGTACCTTTACATACTTGAACCGCATATCCATTCGCATATGCTGAAGGATACACATCAAATTTAGCTTTAGCTGCCGCCTTACCACGAGCACATAATTTAGTACCTGTTTTTTTTCTACCTTCCGCCATCATAATATCTTTATTATCGACATTAGACATGTAAGTACCTTCTTCTTTCGATTCATTCATTAAAAAATCAAAAACTTGGTCCATATTGTTTTTTGCTTCAGAGATATGGTCTTGAGCCCAATCATGACCATTTTCTAAAATTTGTTCAATCATGTCATGGTCCATATCCAACAATAAGTCACATTGTCTTCTCATTTGTTCTAAGTTCGAAAAGAACATGTATCTTGAACTTCTTTTTTCGTCTTCTTCTCTAAGAACACTATTAATTATTCTACTAAGATTTTTCATATTTATTTTTTATTAACTATTTGGAATTGTAATTCCCTTTTATATGTTTCGATATTTCTATCACTAACTACTTTTATATCGACAAAATATTCATTTGGTATTTTGTCTGTCGTATTAAAAATAAAATAATAAGCGTTTGGTGTCTTATTAATTCTTGTCCATTCTTGAACTTGTACTTCTGTTTTTCCTCCTTCTTTAACGTATATTCTATAATATGCCTCTACATTATCTAACAATTGATTTCTTGAGTATGCCTTTTTAATGGTGACGTTAACTTTTCTGATATCGGTATTCAATATCATTTCATTTTGTTTTATGCCGTCAAAACTAAATCCGTACAAATTAGGAGTCAATGTCGTAGACCCCAACTTATAATTACCATTTTTTGGTAATAACGCAAACTCATTTTCAACGTTTGTTAGTTGTACTGAGTTAACATAAAGACTTTTCCATAAATCGTAGTATAAACATGGGGTTGTTGCTCCTGTTAAACCATTTACATCCACTTTATATACTCCTTTAGTTACTTTACATGTTGATAAGTTGGTATACCCTTGAACAACATCCCCATTCGAATCTAGTATATCCACTAATGGATTAGAATCTAAGTTAATTGCATTTCCATTTTCATAAACATATAGGTACAAATCATTATTATTTCCGGCGTAAAATGTGTTTCTATCATCAGATATTAAATCATTATAAGTTGTTTCTAAAAATGGTTCATAAAAAGTTTGTGTATGTGGTGAGAAAAAACCAACGGAGTAGTTTTCTGTCATACCTGAAATATTTTCAACAGCCGGTAAAAATGCAATAATCCAACCCGCAGGTGCAGTTCCTCCTGTCAAAATTAAATTTATTTCATGAGTCATGTCAAATTCTATATCTTCGTTTCCAAACTCGAAGTGTTGTGTGTCGACTATTGTGAGTGCTGAGTAATTAAGACCAGTATTACCCGTTAGAGAATTACTGTTATTATATATTCCCGCATACGACCAATCTGTAATTGTTGTTGCCTCAAACCAATTGGACGGTCTTTGAGAAAAGGCCCTATCATTTAAATTTGTTATATTAAAATCATAATAATCATATCCAACACCACTATCCCAATTTTGTATTGTCCCTGTTGTTCCTGATGTTTTTGGTATTCTAATAAGTGCTAAATCGAATGATGTTGCTCTTCTTCTTCCAACAGACGTAGTATCGTTTAATAATTCTTTATCAAAAAAAGAAGTGTTTGTCATTCTTAACTTGTGACTTAAAGGTGTTCCACAATTTGTAGAAACAACACCATCAGTAATTAAGTCAGTTAGACCAGAAAGATTTATATCGAAAATATATCTACTAAACCCTATAGGTGCTGATGAATTATTTGCAGTCCCATAAAATAATTCAACAATAGGGTTTCTACCCGTATTGGTGTAAGAATTATATACTATTGTGTTAGACTTATCAAAGTAAGACCGATAAATTGACATAACTGTTTTTAATATAAATACTTAGTTAAGTCGAATATTGCTATTAAGAATTTTTTGATACGCCTCTTGCATTTTTGCCAATAAATCATCTGTAGATAATCCATCCAACGTGACAGAAGAAGGTGGTAACAACGGATATGGGTGAACGTGCGTTAAACAAAATCTAACAATCAATTCGAGTAGTTCTAATAGTTCTTCCCCTCTAACCATAGAAGATGTGTTAGGCTCAATATTATCAACAATTCTATCCTTTGGAATGCCGTATACTGTTCTTTGTAAATCTATTTTTTCTTTTCCTGGTATTGTTGTTGCGTTTGATAAAAGATACAACGTGGTCGCCCCTAAAAGTGCTGTTGTATTTTCATTTAAATTTGCCGTTGAGGGTACAAATGTTTCGGATTGTAAACGATATGGTATTTGAGGTGATAATTTAGCATCTATTACCAAACCATACCCTGATGTGGTATCTGTTGATGAAATTTTTACCAAAGACATAAGCTGTCCCATATTTCCAGCAGAAATTAAATCATTTGTAGAAATAAATTTAGATGTTAAATCACGTAATCTTTTTGATGGTCTATAATAAAAGGGGAACTGCTCATTAGGTTTTAAGTTGGGTTGTAATAAAGCAGTCGACGGGGTTGTAATAATCTCTTTTAATCTTTGATTTATTTGAAGAGACAAATCTTGTAAATTTAATCCTATTGGTAAATTAATCATTCTAATTAGTGAAACACCGTTTGTTGTTCCCGATAAATCAAGTTCGGTACTATATCCAAAATTAGAAGTTAATGTTAAATAATTTCTACCATCAGTTCGAAGTGCATATACGTATATGATTGCAGTAAATGCCGAAAATTGATTTTCAGGATTGACTACGTCATACTCTACTAAATATTTTATTGGGATATCATTTTCAATTAGTCTTGTTTGTTTTTCTACATTTCCAAAAGTAGTATCTGTATAATATTTTGAAAGTTGTAAAAAGGCTCTTGTATCATCAGAGTCAGGTATTTGTCCCGTAGAAAACTTTTTATGTTTACCCGCTCTTAACAATAATTCATCTTCTTTTATAATAATGTCCGCACTATCTCTACCGTTTAGTGAAATATCAACCGGTTCGGCAAAAACTCCTGAGTTATTTTCATTTTTGAATGTTCCGTCTTGATTTTTGATTGGTGGTAAATTTACTGTTGAATTTACAAATCCTGCGCCTAATTGTGTTTGTGAAGATGCGGTATCTTCAAACTTGATTGTTGTCGGTGACGAATATGTCGACAACATGTAATATTTATTTCTTGTTTTTCTAAAGTTTTTGTTGAAGTAGAACAACATTACTTGTTCACCTGGTTTTGGTACTTGATTTACAAAATAAGGTAAAAATGGTAAAAAAACGAACGGGTCTTTTGGTGACCACGGTCCATTTTTATTCGGGTCATTTGAATTTGGGTCAAAACCTTGATTGGCCTTTTCGAAGGCTTCAATATTTTCGAACACAGGTTCAACCCTGATTCTTCCTAACATCAAAGGGTCATCGCTTGCAATGCAAGTACCATAAAATATTTGTTGTCCGTCGGCTATTCTATCCATTAGATGTTCTTTTTTTGTACTCTTCAAAAATATTATTATAAGTCTTTTCTATTTCATCTAATTGAATCGTCAATTTTAAAATAGTTTCTTTTGTTAACTCAAAGTCCTTATTTATTTTATCTAAAGCAAGTTCTAATTGTTTATTAGATTTGTTTTTGTAGTTATTAATTACGTCTAATAATTCTTCTTTTTTCATTTTAATAAGATTTTCCAAATCCTTTTGTTGGTTTAGTTATACCGGGACCAGCACCAAATGGTGGAACAACAACTGTTAGTGGTGGTATGTATATTTCGGTTTTTCCATTTTCCGCCTGTTCTTTGTTTTGTCCTTTAATCATGGCCATAAATGCCATATTCATCATATTAGGTCCACCATCAGGGGCATCACCAGTGGGTAGTCCTGCAGATTGGATTCCTTCAACTGCGTTGGCAAAGGCTCTAGTGTCAGAAACTCCCCCGAGTAATTGTGAACCTGCTAATGCGAATAAAGGAAGTCCCGAATCTTGTCTATTGAGTGCTAAATTCAGTAATTTAAGTATGTCGTCAATTACACTTTTACAGTTTCTATAATCAACAAAAGTTTGACCAAGTACCAAAAGAGCATAAACTATTGATGAATACATTTGAAGTTTTTTATTTTTTGCTTCTTTTGCGATGTCACCCAATATTTGTTCAACAAGTTTTTTGACGTTTTTTTTAACAATATCAAAAAGTTCTTTTACATAAATTGCAAAAACCTTTCTCATTAAACCTACTGTAAACTTTTTAAAAGTTTTCATAAATTTTTCCAAGTCATCAAACAAATTGTCAATTTGTGCCGAAAACTGAGAATTGATTGCTTTAATCATAATCATAAAACCTAACATCACCTTTGGTGATAAAATGCTTTTGAAAGAAATCTTAGGTAGTTGATTTATTAAATCGGTATCTATACTTGCCTTTAAATTAAGGTTAATACCAATTCCCGGTACTAAGTTTTTCCAATTAGGGTCTTTGGCCATTTCTTCTAAGGCTTGTTCTACCCTATCTATTTTTTTTGTTGACGTATTTTCGGTAATAACCTCATCTAAAGATGACCTTGTACCTAAAACGTTTACAGGTAATTTTACATTCCCACAATCCTCAAACTCAACTACACCTTCTTTTATGTTATTGATTTGATTTTCTATTGTTCTAAGTTCCTGTGGGGAAACTTCAAAGAATGCGTCATCAATTAAATCTTGGTCACTGAGTTTTGCAGTACCACCCACATCAATTTTTTTATTAGGGTCAGAACACACCCCCATTATTCTTTTTAAAATTAAATCAAACTTTTTTTCTTCTCGTAGTTGGTCTGTAGAAATTTTCAAACTAAAGTCAAATACGCCAGTTAAGGCATTCATAATGTCTGCAGACAATACGTCAAAATCAATAACGTCAATACTTCCATAATAGTCGTTTAAAAAGTCCGCTACGTTTGTCGCATTATTCAATTGTGGTTTCAATGTCACTTTGAAAAAGTCTCCAAAGTTTGTTGGGTTAACGGCCGGATAAAATTGAACATATTCTATATCGAATAAATCTTGACCTGACGCTCCTTGATACCCAATACCAAATTGGGTTTGCAAAGATTGACCTAAATTTTGTAGTCTTTCATACAACTGCCTATTAAGACTACTTGGTATAGTTCCTATACTAAAAGGTTGGTTTTCATAATAATATTTTGAATCTTCATCGTCAGGTGAAAAAATTAATTTTTTAAATAAATCAACTTGATTAACTTTGATGTAAAAAGGTTGGTTTAATTTATCTTCATAAGACTGTTCCTCAGAACATCCTATTGTTGAAATAATTTCTTCAACTAACAAACTTTTAATTTGTTCTTTTGTTCTATCAGCGGCCTCTAAAAAAAATCTACTGATTGTGGATAAAGATTTACCACCCGTTGGTGGTAACGTTTGTTTGAATAAATCTAAAAGTTGTTCTAGTTGATTTTTTATTTCACTTTTTACACTGTTTTTAAAGTTTGCGGCCTTTTTATCGAGTTCTTTTGCTTGTTTGATTGCGTCACTCTTTTTTTTATCTAAAGAAGTTTTTGCTTTTTCTTTTTTTTGCTGCAGGTCATTTTTTTTGTTTTCAACAACAGTTTGATAAGAACTTATCTTAGATTTAGCCTTATTATAATCGTCTGTTAAATCTATACCCATTATAAAGTGTAATTTTGACCACTATCTTTTTTTATGTCTTTATTAATCAGACTATGTAAAACATCTTCATCCATATCAGATAATGAAAAATTTTCCTCCTTAGAAGAGTTTGATTTTTCCCAAATAGTTGATTGAAGTTTAGACAACGATAATTTTTTTTCTATTGTGTCATTTATAATTTTTTGTTGTTCTTTTATTACGGGACCTATTACAGTCATATCTTCAGCATCTTTAAGAAGACCCAACATTTTGTTTTGGATTCTCATGGCTGTTGCTCTTTGTTCAACCAATTCATTATAAATTTCTTGCATTAAACCTAACACGGAATCTTTATTCAGTGCGATTTCTTTTTTTCTAGTTCTATTCATACTAATAAATATTTTGTTATCTATTATGTATTTTATTCAGAGTTTGAAAATACAAAGTTTTATATTTTTTCAAATAAACACGTATTTCCTTTGTGTTCATATTAGTCATTTCCCGAAGAGTTAATAGAACAATATTCTTGTTGAACTTATTATTATCATTTCCTATAAAAATATTACCGTAGTTTTCAAAAAGTTCAATTAGGGCGTTACCTAATCTTGTTTCATTTTCAGGTAAGTCTTTTGTATCTACATATTTTTTAAGGTCATTCATAAAATGTTCTATTACAGCTTCTGCTTCAATTTTTTCAAACTCTAAATAATAAATCATGTCAGGTCTGTTTTCTAAAGTTGCGGAAATGTCTTCGTAAGATATTTTTCTATTTGTTTCTTTTTGGTCTTTAAGAATTTGACCCATTAAATAGTTTTTACAGATGGTTCCGAAATAAGAATATGCCTTTTTGTTTTTAGCCGGTTTAAACTTATCTACTTTTGTCATCAAAAAAGAATGGGTGTCCGCATGAATATCTTGATAGTTCATGTCTTTTCTATATAACTTATATCTTCTAATGATTGAGTCAATCATTTTATCTAACGGATATTTTAGAAATTCGTTATATATTTGTTCTTTTTCTTTTTTGGTGTCAGCTTCTATATAAAGTACAACCGCCTCTTCCTCACGAACGTCAAAATAATTTTGTGATTTTGGTTTCGTCTTTTTCTTTTCGTCTATGTTCTCATTTTCTGTTGAAGATGATAAAAACATTACGCTTGTTCAGGTTCGTATTTTATTTTTCTGTCTGAACTAAAAAAATGTTCTTTTTTTGCTGATTCAATCCAAAATGAAACTTCTTTATCTGATATTTTGTTTTGTCCATTTTTATAACTCCAAAATATAGACCCTTCTCTCATATTCATATGTTTGTAACCAATTTTAGGAATTGTCATAATATTAACAGAGTTATAGGTAAGTCTTAAAAGAAACTCATAAACAAATGTTAATTTGAAAGATGGTTTGAACCCTCCAACTTCATTATAAAGTTCTCTTTTCAATACCATTCCACTTGTTTGAAAGTTTTGGTAACCCATTAATAAATCATTTGTTAAATACCCCATTTCGGTATTTAAACTTACGGCAAATGTTGCTTCATTTGTAAAACCAACAAACATTCCTTTTTCGTCAGTATCAACCACTAACGGTAAAAAGGCTCCAACTTCAGGATATGAATTTGCATATCGCTCAACGTTTTTAAACCATATACTTGAATATTCATCATCAAATTCTAAAACACTAATCCAAGTAGAGTTTGAATTTTCAACACCTAAATTAACTTGAGAACAAAAATCATGTTCTTTTTTATTTTCAACATAATTTACTGTAAGTCCACTATAATCAAAAGATTCTAACTTTGATTTTAAACCTTCTTCGTCGGTATGAACCACAATCAATTCTTTTGGTTGATGGTTTTGAAAATATATCGACCTGATTGCTCTTTCGTAATATAGGTCAAAATCTTTCTGTTTAGATGAGTTTACTGGTAAAATTACCGACAAATCAAAAATATTTTTATCTTCCATGATTAATTAACTTTTTCTGTTTCGTTTATTTTTTCTAATTGTTGTAATAGTGATTCTCCTCTTTTTTTATAATATTCATCAAAAAGACTTACGACTTCATTTTCATACATTTCTTTATTGGTATATTTTAAAACTGTGTTTGACATATTATCATATAATTTTTCAGAAATATTATCCTCTAACCAATTTTGAATGTAGTTTGCAATAATATCAACAATTTCGTTAAAATTTTGTGTCCATATTCCATTTTCTTCCGTCATCCATTCAGGTATCATATTAGGAGCTTTTCCAATAACAGGTGTTCCTGAAACCATAGATTCTAATGGGTACGTACCAAATCCACTTTCATTATCTACCCATACACTTACAAAAGAATCTTTTAAAAATTTAGAAAAATCTTCTTGAGCGATACCTCTCATATCTCTAAATGTAATCCATCTAAATTGTGGGTATTTTAAATAAAAAGTTTTGATAATTTTAGAAGTGTCTCTTGTGTCTCTTGTGTGAATTGAAATGATTGGTTTGGACGGTTTTTCTTTTTTTGTGAAAATAGGGTCAATTAACGGTTGAACAACATCATAACTAACATTTTTCATAATTGAGGACAAATACTTTTTTTGTTCTTCTGATGTTGTAATACATTTAAAAAATCCGTACTGAGTCCAACTAACACCAGGTGCCAATGTTTCTAAAATATAATCATATGCCTGACACAATACAATTTTACCACAAGGAAACTTAGCCAACTGTTCCATTACATGTCCATAAAGTTCGGGTATTACCACAAAATCTTCAGGTGAAATTGATAAATTTTGGCCTTCAATTTCTTGATGAGGTAAAGATGAATAATCTTCACTTAACCAAGAACTAACTCCTTGATATTCTTTTGTTTCATGAATAATAACGACATTAAAATCTTTATTTTTCAACGTTAGAGCCATATCGTAAATGTACTTTACTGAAGCTTTAGGATTACCTTTTGTATCCTGAACCAAAAAATAAATTTTAGCTGTTTTGTTTTTTAAGTTTTCGATTGACTTCTCAATTTTTTTGATTTTTTCTGAATCCATATTATAACTTTTTAATGATTTTATGTAATAGTAACGTATTAAACGAAATTTTAAATGGTATTGTTAAGTTACTCGCTGCGTGAATACCAAGATTTTCATCCAATTCTTCTCTTTCAGTAAGAACAACGTCGATTAAACTTTTAAAAGTCTCGTATCTTGTGATACTTAACTGTTCGTTTTCAGACTCTCCACTTATTATAATAATTTTTGATTTACTTAGACTGACTTGGGACTCCAACTCATCAATATCTAAGTAATATTTTTCTCCTAAAAAATTTAACATATTAAATATTTTTTATTATTTCGTTTAGTTTTTTTAATTCAGTTATTTCATATTCACACGTAACATTTTTATTGTATGGTGTTTCGTATTTTATAACGGTTTTATTTTCAGGTGCGTTTTCTATGAGTTTTGGATTAGCACTTACTATTATATCTAAACTATCCCATAGGTTTTGTAAAGTTGTATTGGAATAAAATTTTATATTTTCTACTAAACACCCAAACTTTGATAAGAAAAATAATGATGCCGGTTTTGACCGTCCCATTTCATCGGACACAATTATTATTTCATAATTGTCTCTAAAATTTATATAAAAATCATTTAGGTCGTTAAATGTAAAAGTTTCGGTAGACCCCGCATGACCAAATATTTGCATCACAAAATCCTCATACATAAACGAGTATAGTTCATCACTATCTTTGAATGTAAAATGAGACATTAATTCCAAAGAGGTAACTTCATTTATAATTTTATATTCAAAATTGTTTTCGGTTGTGTTTTCTTTAGTGTTTCCTGATAAATCAATTTCATACGTCTTATTTTCATCGTCCGATTCTTCAACCATATGTTTTTCATACACCTGTGTAAATTTTCCAATAGTGTCTCTTAAAACGCCGTTAATCTCAATTCCTATTCTCTTCATCATATCTTTCTAATATTTTTCCAATTAATGGATTTCTTACGTTTTTGGCATTTCTAAAATCATATATTCCAATATCGTTTACTTTATTAAATCTTTGAAGTGCGTCATAAAGTCCTGATTGTTTTTTATCTTTATAACGGTCTGTTTGTTCTAAATCGCCAGATATAAAAAATTTACTATTGTAACCAATTCTTGTTAGTAATAATTTTATTTGATTCGGAGTTGCGTTTTGAGCCTCTTCAAATATTAAAATAGAATTATCAATATTCATTCCTCTCATATACGCTAAAGCAAAAACTTCTATAATTTCCGCTTCTTTTAATTTTTCACGAGCGTCTTTTCCAATTATTTTATTTAACAGATAATATGATGGAAAAATATATGGGTCCAATTTTTCCTCTAAATTACCCGGTAAACTTCCTAATTTTTCCTCAGCCTCAACCGCTGGTCTTACAATAATAATTTTTTCATATGAATTTGATGGGTCCATCAAAAGGTCAACAGCAGCCTTCATGGAAATATAACTTTTACCAACACCTGCGGGACCTGAACAAATAGTAATTTGATTTGAAATTAGTATATCATAATAATCTTTTTGTTCGTCAGATAAAAATTTACTTTTTTGTTTCTTTTTAACTACTGAGTTTATAAAATCTTTTTTTGTGTAAGATTGTGGAATAACCGGTTCTTCTTGTGTTGTTTTTTTTCTAGTCATTATTTAATTGTATAATAATCTAACCAATAGTCAATCATTTCATCTAACATTGATTCAAATGTATAATCATGTGACCATCCTGTTTTTATTTTTAATTTTGAGCTGTCCCCTTTCAAATCATGTAATTCCTCGGGTCTCAAAAATTTCTCATCTTGTTCAACATATTCAGACCAATGTAATCCTAATCTAGTAAAAACATAATTGACAAGTTCTCTTACAGAATGAGATATACCAGTGGAACAAACAAAATCATCAGGATTATCTAATTGTAGAATTTCCCACATTGCTTTAACATAATCTTTAGCATGTCCCCAATCTCTTGTTGCATCAAGATTACCTAATTTTAATTTATTTGATAATCCTAATTTAATTTTAACCGCTTCTTTACAAACTTTATTAGTTACAAAATTAGTTCCTCTTCGTGGTGACTCATGATTAAACAAAATTCCATTTGAAATGTACATCCCGTATGAATTTCTATAATTACGACAGATATTATAGCTGAATACTTTAGCACAACCATAAGGTGATACAGGGTTCATATGTGTAGTTTCTCTTTGATAACCATCAAAATCAATTGAATTACCAAACATCTCAGAAGAAGATGCTTGATAAATTTTTGTATCAGGTTTAATTAATTTAACCGCCTCAAGAAGGTTTAAAGTTCCTAATCCTGTTACATTTGATGTATAAATTGGTTGGTCAAACGAAATTCTAACATGTGATTGTGCGGCTAAATTATATATTTCATCGGGTTGTGTTTTTTGAATAACTGAAATTAATGATGAAATATCTGTTAAGTCGGCATAATGTAGTTTTATCTTATCGTAGACATTGTCTAATCTAGCTGTTTGATTTTCAGCAACAGAATTTCTTTTTAAGGTACCATGAACTTCATATCCTTTTTCTATTAAAAATTCTGATAAATATGAACCGTCTTGTCCGTTAATTCCGGTAATTAAAGCTTTTTTCATATTCCCAATTATCCATTTAAATTTATAATATCAGAAATAACCTCAATAGAATCAATTGATAAATTCACATGATTTGGAACGTAAAATCCATATTTATCAATAACCTCACAGTTTTTGAAATATTTTTTTTCATAATTCTCAAACCACATTGGTTTATTTGACATATTACCTGCAATTAAGGGTCTTACTTCAATATTATTTTTCTTTAAATTATATATTATTTTTTCTTTATTCTTATTAACAATAGGAAATGCAAAATTAGAAATAAAATTATAATTTAAATCTGCCAAATTTAATTCATTGACTTTTATTTTATCGATATAACTTTTAAAATTTATGTTTCGATTCTGAGAATACACATCTAATTTGTCAATTGCCTTTAATCCAATGAACGCTTGTAAATCTGTTGACCTTAGATTAAAACCTGGTAAATAAAAATTATATAAAGAATCAAATTCACTTATGGAATATTTTTGTCTAAGTTCATTTTGTTTTTTTTCGGGTAAATCTCTATCCCAACCATGACTTCTCATCATTAATAGTGTATGATAAAAGTCTTCATCATTTGTACATATAAAACCACCCTCAATAGTACTTAAGTGATGACCAAAATATAATGAGAAAAATGATGCAAACCCAAATGACCCCAAATACTTATTTTTAAATTTAGACCCCATACTTTCACAAACATCTTCAAGAAGAATTACGTCATATTTTTTACATAATTCGACTATTTTTTCCATTTCAGGAACTAGTCCTAAAGGACTTACTAAAATAAAACAAGATGGAGTTTCATTAATAAAAATATTTTCTAATTCATTTAAATCACACGATAAATCATGCAAATTACAATCACACATTATAGGTTCCATACCTAATAAAATTGCGGAACTGACATCTGTTGCCCAACTTAATGATGGAACTACAATTTTTTTATTTTTTATTTTTTTACCATGTAATAAGGCCGCCAATGTTAATAATATCGAAGATGACCCTGAGTTTACATAAACTGTATAATTAACACCTATTTTAGATGACCATTTTTCTTCTAATTGAATAGTTAACTCCCCTTTAGTTAACTTTGGAATATCGTCTTGACTTAACCACTCAATAAGAGAGTTTATATCATTTTTATCAATTGTATCACTTACTAATTTTATCATAATAAATTTTTTTAACACCTTCACTTAAATTTATAAATTTAAAATCAGGAAATATATTTTTTAATTTTTGGTTAGACACGTCTTTTCGATATTGTCCATTAGGTTTTGAACTATCATAAATTATTTCTAAATGATTTGAATTTGTGGCGTTTAACGCGATTTTAGTCATTTCATTTATAGTATAAACTTCATCATTTGCAACGTTGAAATTATCTGTAATATCATTATCTATACATAATTTTATAATATTAGATAAGTCATCCGCGTACATAAATTGTCTTATTGGTGTGCCGTCCCCGAATAAAACTATTTTATTTTCATTATTTAAATTTGCGTCATATATTTTTTTAATTAAAGAAGTTACAAAATGACTTTTATTTGGGTCTTCTTTATCATTATCACCATATAAGTTACAAGGAATTAAATAATTATATTTAGTGTTATGTTGTTTGTTCATTGCGTCAATTTGAACTGCTAAACATCTTTTAGAATATCCATAACTAAAATTAGTTTCAGTAGGAGGTCCATCATGTAGTTGGTATTCATTAAGAGGGTATGTATTAGACACATCAGGATATATACAAGTGCTTAAAATTCCAATAAATCTTTCAACATTATATTTTAATGAATATTTTAATAACAAAGTATTCATTAAAATGTTTTCAGTAAAATAATCATAAGGATAATTTATATTATCAATGATTCCACCTACTTTAGCCGCTAAATGAACTATGACTGTCGGACGATATGTCTCAAATAATTTAATTACCGAAGTTTCATTAGTTAAATCAAAATCTGATGAGTTAATATATATTGCGTTTGGTATAATTTTTTTTAATGATTTTCCTACTAAACCTGACCCCCCTGTTACTAAAATTTTTTTTTCCATATTTTTAAATTGTTGTTACCCCTTTTTTTTGAACTACTATTGTTGCACAATCTTGGGCGAATTTAATAGACATTTCAATATTTTTAGTTCTAACATATTCTGCGACTAATCCTGAAATAAATGTATCACCAGCACCTGAGACATCTTTAATTTGGACTTTAGGCACTGTGAAAATTTTATCTTGGTATTTACAACCTTTATCTGAAAGAGTGATTATTAATTTTTTTTCTAAATCTAAATTATTAATATTGAACTTTGTATGTTCATATTCCACATGATTTATTTTAATAAAATCAGCATTAATACACCATTCATCTAATATTTTTTTAGTGTCAATAAATATGTTTTTATTATTAATACAAATAAATTGAATATCTTCTTCGGTTAAAAATCCTTTGTCATAATCACTAATTATAATTGAGTCATATGTGACATCGTTATATTGATTATTAACAATTTTTTTTAAAACTTCTTGGTCTATCCTTGATATTCTGTCATTTTCATCAATTCTAATTAAAATTTGATTTGTTCTTTCATCAACATAACGGGTTTTTCTTATCACTTCATCGTTTGTGATTAAAAAAACCTCGACTCCGATTGATTTTAAATTGTTAACTACATTTCCAGCCATTCCATTGTTACTTGTTGTTTGTGTAGGATTAAAAACTGGAACAGGGGCTTCAGGGGCTAATCTAACGACACTTCCATAAGTGAAATTATCAATACAGGAATCCCCGACTACTAAAATTTTAACTTTATTGTATTTTTCTTTATTAATCATATTTTTTAATTTTTACATTATATAATATATAACTTGAAACATAAGAATATTAAATGGCAAATTATAATGTTGTAGAAAAATTATCTAAAAAATTATTAAATCCAATTTTACAATTTTTTATCCATGAATTATAGTCTCCGTCATCTGAAACCCATTTATATGATGAAAATTTTACTTTATATAATTCACAAATTTTAGCATGAGAATAACACTCCATATCTAAAACTGAACACTGATTAACCATTCTAATGTAATTTTGAGAATACTTTAATATTTCATCATGGTAAAAAAAATAATCAGTTGTAAAACAAGAAAACTCAGAATTTTTATCAATTTCAATAAATCCTAATTCATCATTATTTGTCTTACCGTATTCAAAAATTGGGGTAGCGTCAATATCCTCAAAACATTTACCAATTTTAATTATTTTACCGGGTTCTAAATTTGTCGAACCACAAGAACCTATGTTAATAATTTCATTAAAACCTTCTGAAATTAATTTTGAAGTTGTTGACATTGCATTTAATTTACCTAATCCTGAATAAAAAACAGGAATACCATTAATTTCTTTTGAATTATTAACTTCTTCAGGTATTGCAACCACAAATGCTTTATTCATATCCAATGACACTTTTTACTGTTAAAATATTGTTTAATTTTTTTAAATTGCCCATATTTAATTATCAAAAATTTATAAATTTTGAATTTTTATCTCGGTCAGAAAGTATTGGTGTTTTTATTGGCCAATCTACATTAATTTTTGGGTCGCTCCAGTTAATTGAAAATTGCTCATCAACATCGGGATAATTTCCATCGTAAGACCATTTATAAAAAAAAATAGCATCATCACTTAAAACTTGGTGAGCATTTAAAAAATTTGGTGGAACTAATACTGTTTTTTTATTTTTATCGTTTAATATAAAATTTTCTGTTTCTAAAAAAGTTTTAGAGTCTTTTCTATAGTCAACAACGGATAAAAAAATTTCACCGTAAAGACAAGTTATTAGTTTCCATGATTTATTATCTCCATGAAAACCTCTTAATACTCCTTTTTTTGATTTTGCAACTTTATCATGATTAAATTGTAAATTTGGAATATACTCATCCTTATTCCATACTGTCCAAAGTTCACCTCTTTCGTCCGAATAACAACTAGGTGTATTAATTTTTACATCTTCCATATTTTTATAATGAAATGTTATTTAATAAGTTCACTAACAAATCAATTTTTTCAGTATTTAATGTTGGATAATTACCGATGTACCAGCTAAAATTATGTACGTGCTCAACATTTTGGAAGTTAGATAACTTATTTTCATATTCTTTAAATAAAAATGGTTGTCTTAATTGGTTACCACCTCCTGATAACCCACGTCTAAACTCAATTCCGTTTTCATTTAAAGTCTTCTCAATTAAATCTCGTAATTCAAAAGATTTTTCTCTCATGATAACAATAAATGCGTAATTACATTGACCTTCAGTTGATAACTCTGTAATGTACTTATTAGAATCTAAATTTAAAATAAATTTATCAAAATTATTTTTTCTAATTTGATTATTTGTATCTAATTTTTTTAGTTGGGAAATTCCTAAAACCGCGTTTATTTCGGTACTTCTAAAATTATGAGAAGGTCTTAAAAAAATAAAATCTTTATTCAGTGTTGGATTATCATTTATTATTTTATTTCTTAGATTTTCATCAGTAATTTCTCTAACCATCCCATGAGACCTAAGAGCTCTACAAACTTGATAAAAATATTCATCATTTGTACAAATCATTCCGCCCTCAATTGTTGACATATGATGTGCAAAATAAAAACTAAAGTTACTTACAAACCCAAAAGAACCTACTTTTTTTTGTTTAAATTCAGTACCGTGAGATTCACACACATCCTCAATTAACAAGATATTTTTTTCTTTACAAATTTCTAAAAGTTCGTCAGTTAAACCATTAATACCTAAAACGTGTGTTAAAAAAATTGCTTTTGTTTTAGGAGTAATTGATTCTTTTAATTTATCTAAATCAAAAGATAAATTTTTTAAATTTATATCACAAAAAACAGGTTTCATTCCACTAAATAAAACAGCAGAAATATCTGAAATCCATGTTAATGGGGGAACAATAATTTCACCTTCACCGTATATGTAATTAAGCGCCAATAATGTTAATTCATTTGCAGATGCTCCTGAGTTTAACATTAAACTGTATTTAACACCTAACCATTCTGACCATTTTTTTTCAAATTCTAAAACTTTGGGTCCATTAGTTAATTTTGGTATTTTTTCTTGGTTTAAAAAATTAATTAATGATTGAACATCCTCTTTTGTGATATTATCATCCATTAATGGTAAATTAAAATTATTCATTAGTTTAACATTTTATCAATTATACTTTCAAATTCTAAATCTCTTTTTTCTTTTGAAAATTTAATTTTTGAGTTTATTAGATTATTTTCTTTAATTAAATCCATATTTGAAGGGTTCTCAATTAAATCGATTATTTTAGATTCAATTGAATTACATAATTCAATATTTGGAGATTCTAAATGGAGTGAATATTTTTCTTTTAATACACCGTTTTCAATATATGATGATTTATACTGACCTTTACACATAAATTCTTCATCTAAAAATTCATTAAACCCCCACCCATCTGAACCTAAAACAATATTACCATATGTAAGTGCTTTAACAACTGACATAGAATGGATTCTACATGCTGGTATTAAAAAAATATCAGTATCTTTTAATATTTTATGAATTGTATTATCGGTATACATTTTTCTACCATGATTTATTTCATCATGTGGTAAAATATTAATAAAAGGACATGATATAATCCAATCATTTAGTGATTTATCAATTTTAATATCACCCAATAAATTTAAAAAAACATTTTTATAACCTTTTTCTATTATATTTTTAAATGCAATAATAACCTCAACACCACCTCTTAATGGAAAATTGTTTTCCGTTCCCCCAAATGAATTAGTAAATGTTAATATTATTTTGTCTTTATTTGTTTTTTTAATAACCTCAATCGGGCTTTGATATGCTAAACTTAAATAAAATAATTTATTTTTAATTGTTTCATCATTATTAAAAATTGTCCCTATTGAGTCAATGGTTTGTTTCATGTGACAAATAACACCCTTAAAATTTGGGTTTTGAAACATCTGTTTATAATTATTTAACCAATGACAGTTATTATAATCCCATTCAAAATTACTTCCGTTATGTATGTGTGGGAAAAATAAAGTGATATAATCTTCAATAATAATTGAATGATTATTTTGAATATTCTTATAGTAAGTTGGTATGAATGTTAATTCAGAAGACAGGTCGTCATTTACTATTTCATATTTATTTAAAGATGAACTAAATAAAGAATTATATAATGGATGGTCAGCAATTAAAGGATGTACTGACATTGACTTTGCGTAATTTATTTTTTTTTTAAACATATTGAGAATACCCTTTATGAAATTTATCAACCAGTTCTGAAAATACTGAAAAATCGTGACCGTTATGTGTATTGTAACTTGTAGGTGGACCTATATGTATGGTTGTATTCCAAACTTCAACCATAGTTTCGTCAAACATGTAAGTTAACCAATATCCTAACCAATTATCCGCATAATGATTTTTAAATTTTGGATGATATAAAAATCCTCCAAAATAATTCATAACAGTTTCTTTGCTTACAATTGGATATCTATGAACTCCATATTTTGGATATCCTTTAGGCATAAATGAACCTAATCCGTTATCACTACCTAAAGATAAAATTTTAATATTTCGATTATCATACACGTATGATTCTAATAAATCAATTGATGTGAAGAAAAACTCATCAAAAAAACAATCATCAACAGAATGAACTAACCATTTACCTTCGGCAACATTTACTAAATAGTTATAAGCGGCAACACATCCATCTGAAAATGTAACTTCTTCAAACCATCTTACATTTTCTCCTTCAATTTTATGTTGACTATAAACTAAAATTTCGTAAGTGTATTTATTTTGAGATTTCCCTAAACTATTTATATTTTCGATAGATTTCATAACAAAATCTGATGGATTTCTATCCGTAGTATTACTTGGTAATAAAAAACTTATATCGACTTTCATAATTAAACGTAATTTTTATATCCTTCTTTATTTTTATTTATTAATTCTTTAAATATGTTTTCATCATATTCATCATGAATTTTGTCACATGAATTATTAAATGTTATCATATTAAACTGGTTGTATTCTATTGTTGGTTCTCCTTGTTCATCCATCCAATATCCTAACCAATTGTCAGGATAATGATGTTTAAATTTTGGATGATAAATAAATCCGTTTAGATATTCATTAACAGTTTCCCTTTTAAAAACAGGGTATCTTGCAATAATACCTGAAGAATTGCAATAGTCAGGTAATTGACATGAGCCATGAAAATTAGTTGGTAAACATATTATTTTATATTTTTTATTTTCAAACATTTCAGACTCAAGTATATCAATAATTGACGGTACATCTTTATCAAAAAAATGGTCGTCCGAACATAATATAATATAATTCCCATTTGAAACATTATATCCTTCATTATAGGCGTTAACACATCCCATTTTATCTCCAGTTTCTTTTAAGAAAATAACATTTTCACCTGAAATTTCATTTGGACTAACAACTATAATTTCATGAGTTTTACCTTGAAAATTTAAAGAATTAATATTATCAATAACTCTTTTAGAAAAATGGTTGTGGTCTCGATTTGATGGTAGAATAAAACTAATATCTATCATTAGTTAATTAATTATTTTGATTTATAATATTTAAATACAGATTTTTAGCTTGTTGCTCAACTAATGTATAATAGTATTCATTCTCAGGATTTTTTATACCATCCATTTCCATATTATTAAATGAATTTCCAAATCCCGAAGTTCCGTCTGTCGGATTTCTTAAATAGAAATTTGGTACAGTTTTCCATAAATCAATATTATATTTTTCATACATTAATATAAATAATAATGTTTTCCAGTTGTCTGCATTACATTGCCATCCATAATTTTGTAAAACTTCAATGCATTTAACTGAAAAACAAGGTAGACTAACCCCCTCATTATGTTTCCAAACTGACATTATGTTTGGTTGCCTCCAGTTATTTTTATATAACTCAACCCTTGGTCTACGTGGACCAACAAAACAATAAGGGTCTTTTATTTCTAAAATATCATCAATAAACCCATTTTTTATAAATGTAAAATCATCAGAACATAATAAAACAAATTTTGAATTTAAATTTCTTTGACTAAATAAATAAAAATGGTCTAAATGTATTGAGTGTCGTCCTTCCCCTCTGGACCAAACAAACTTTTTAATGTTTAATGGAAATTGTTCAAAAAACGATTCATCAGGTTGTGAATCATCATCACTGTCGTATTTTATTAATACTTCACAATTTGATTTGTTTCCACCACATTCAACTAAACTAGATAGTAATTTACCAATATTACTATCTTTATTATCTTTAACTCTGGATGTTAATAATAATGTAATCATATTATTTTTTAATTATATTTCGATTTATACTGTTGTAACTAAAATCTTCTTCATTTCTATACAAATATTTTTTTAAAAATTTTCGTAATTCATCATTTTTACATAATTGATTTTCATCAAAACATTCTTTTTTGTGCATTTTAAACCTTCTTAATTCTTCATAACCAAAACCACATTCAGTGCCTTCAGGAAATGAAATAATTTGTTCCATGGTGTATGGAGGATAAACATCATCCCAAGTACCATGAGGAGCCTTAAACCCTGATGAATGACCGTCTAATCCGTCTCCGTCGTTTGGTAAACCATCTGGAACATTAAACGCATGGTGAACTCTTACTTTAGATGTTATTATCCATTGTTTTTTTATTGCAGCATTTATAAAAGAAAAAACTGATTCTGTACAATACGATTTAAATATGTCAGGAATTACATTACCGTACTCTTTGAATATATCTTTAGAAAAAATTTGACAATGCAAATTACACGCCTTTCCTACCGGAACAAGTAAATTCTCTCGTAAAATTGGCTTTGAATATTCATTCATACCAAACCATACCCATCCCATATCGTTATCTACTTGAGCACTAACCATACCAAAATTACCTGATTCAAACTCGTCAAATAAATTTTTTAATTGAGTATTATCTGTAAACTTAATTCCTGAATCTAAATACAAATACCCTTCAAACTCTCCGTATTCTTCAATACATTCTCTAACTGTGTCGTTGAAGGTAATATTTACAGGTAATGTGTCGTATATTCTATTAACAAAGTCAACATCAACATTAGAAACTACTTTATTTATTTGTTCATCGGTATTTAAACAAGATGAAACTGCTAAAATATAATCATTATAATCTTGATTTCTAATTGTTTTTAATGCGGACACATAATAATCAGAGTTATCTTTACCTGAAATGCCACAAGTATTGTATACTACTAAATATTTTTTTTTCATTTTTCATTATAATAATCTCCCCACTCAACTAAAATTGTGGGTTTATTGTCAGTTCTTTCATATGCGTATTTATAAGACTCAAAAATTTGATATGGTTCGTCTAAACGGATTATATCTACAAAATCACACATCGCTTTAAATCCTGATGTAAAATCACCTACGTGTTGGTGTTGAGGATGTAAAGGTCTTTGTGAGCCAATAGATGTTCTTATAATAATTTTAGGAGTATATCCTCCATTAGACATTAATTTAACTTTATCAATATGATTCACAATTTGATTAGCGGCTAAAAGTAAAAAATTCCATCTAGGATATATTGATATTGGAACTGTACCATTTAATGACATACCAAATGTTAAACCCATTTGCATATCTTCATTTACCGGCATTTCTAATAGTTTAGATTTATTAACGTCCTTCAAGGTATTCGTCATTGCAGTACCTGCATAATCAACCGCCTGACCTAAAAATAAGGTGTCATTTTTTTCACCTAGCCAATCCATTGATTTTTTTAATTCATCAAAATAATTCATTTTTTTATTTTTTTTAAAATTGTATTCTTTTTCCTGAACCTGCGTGAGGATACTTAGATTCATATTCATAATAGATTATTTTTCTTTTTTCATTTTTGAAAAAATGTTCATCACTATTCCAAACCTCACTTGTAATAGAACAAACTGATTTGTTGTTATTTTCAATAACAAATGTTATAGGTAAATCATGATTCACTGAATATTTCCAGTTTTCAAAAAATGCTCCTGTTTCTGAAGCCATATCACCAACAAAACACCACACATGATTTGTTTGACCCTTACGTTTTATATCTAAAGCAACACCTGTTGCAATAGGAATACTTCCTGTTACTATTGCGGACGAATAGATATTAAATTCTGGATAACATAATGTGATAGATTTACCATCTAAAATATCTTTCGTTAAAATATCTTGAGGAACACCTTTTAGTAAACATTGATAATGTGACCTCCATGTACAAAAAACCCAATCTTCATCTTTAATGTTTTTAAAAATTTCAATCATTTGATTTTCATTACCATCATATAAATGTATTGGGGCTTTTATTTTTCCTTCGTTGAAGAAATCACCAATTCTTGTTTCAAAATTTATTAATTCTTCTTTTGTATAATTTTTCACTTCTTAAATTTTTAGTATAAATTATTATTCTAATATTTTTCTTTTCAGTTTAATTTTAACCATTTCATTGATATTATCAATAGCAACTTGACCGAATTTATTTTTTATTTTTTCTAAAAATTTATGATTTGTATGGTATTCATAGTATGAATCATCTCTAAATTTTAAGATTTCAGCGGCACTTAATGATTCTGTGGGTAATGGTAAAGTGTTATACCCATGAAATGAATAACCCTCATAAGTATCAGGTAACTGAATACCCTTTTCGATTGCATCCTTATAAAGTTTACTTCCTGGTAATGCCATAGTTGCGTAGGCATTCCACCCAAAAGTACAAAGTTCTTTAGATAGTTCTAAAGTTTTTTTCATACTATCAATTGTATCGCCTGGCAAACCAAAAATATAATTGGCCATAACCTCAATATCCGATTCATGTACCTGTTCAATAACTTTTTCGATATCCACATCCTCAAATTTACCTTTAGATACTTCTAACCTTACCGTTTTATCACCACTTTCAATTCCTAACGCCAACCATTTTATACCTGATTCTCTAATTAATTTTAATAAATCAGGTCTACGAACTGTATCAACTCTAGAATATGCCCACATACGTAAGAATTTACCGTATCCTCTTTCTTTTAACATTTCACATAATGGTACATAATATTTTCTATTTAATAGAAACATTTCATCAGTTATTTTAATAGTGTGAACCCCTAATTCAACTAGTTTATCAAATTCACCAATAATAAATTCGGGTGACCAAAATCTCATTGAGCTATAGTTACCGGCAACACCAATTTCATCATTATCATTTCTATTAATGATATTAATCATACAAAAATCACAACCAAACTGACAACCTAATGATGTTTGAATTGCCGCGTAAGGACTTCGTTTATTCTCATCATATTCAGCGTGCCACATAGGCGCTCTATATAAATCTAAAGGCGTTTCTTTATATGGTAATAAGTCCCATGAGTATCCTGGTAAATCAATATCCATTCTTTCAGACGGAACTACTTTTTCAGGAAAAGTCATTTTTATTTCACCATTTTTTCTATATACAATACCTTTGATATTTTCTAAATTTTCTTCATTAATT